GTTAGTGGGCCTCCTTTTTTTTTCGCTCTCCGCCAAATAATCCCAATAATTTGAACAATGGCAGAAGATAAAGACAAGAAATCCAAAGCAAAGACGCGAGCACCGCACGGGGTGATGGCTAAGCGTCAACAGGCAGCAAAGCGCGCGGCTCAGAAGGCTAAGCGGGCGGCTTCAGCTTTGCACGAATTGTCCACAGTCGAGTACAAGCAGCAGAAGCTGGCAGAGCTCAGGGGTGACATCGAGATGTGCCGCCACACGGGCAGAGTCACAGCTCTGGCCCAGCTGCACAAGATAGAGATGCAGACACAAGAGGAGCTTGAGCAGTGCAGGCGAGAAGAGGCAGACCCACTCGAGGCCATGGACTCCACGCAGTTGCTACAGTTTATTCAGGGCGTGGTGCTTGAGCTCCCAGCGTCACTACAGGATCAACTGTCCGCCACACTCGGAGCAGTCCGGGCACGCAATGTCGTTAGATTAGATACACCCCCCCATGATGATCGAGATGCCAGTTTGAAAATTACAGGCACAAAAACCCGGGGTGGTCGTTGAATCTCAACGCTTTAGCGCGAGGCCTGCAGAGTATGCAGGAGCGGGCAAAGACCAGGCCGCTTGAGTTTGCTCGATTCACTCCGCCTCAGCTCGCGTATCTGCAAGACCAGAGCCGGTTTAAGCTCATGAGAGGCGGCAATCAGGTGGGCAAGAGCTACGCTCAATGTGCTGAGCTCGTCTGGCGCTGCATGGGTGAGCACCCATACATCGAGGTACCACCAGCGCCCACAGAATGCTGGCTGGTGTGCCATAGCTGGGAGCAATCCTTGAGCCTCCAAGATAAAATCTGGGAAGTGCTACCTAAAGACCTCATACACCCTGATACGGAGTACAACCCAGGCCGAGGTTTCAGGGGCAAGGTTCCAATTATCGCTTTTAAGAACGGCAGCAGGCTCCGCATCAAAACGACTAACCAGGGCTCACTGGGTGTGGCCTCAGCCACTATCAGCTTTGTTGGAATCGATGAACCACCACCACGGGCTATCTGGGGTGAGCTGTCCGCGCGTGTGCTCAGAGCTGGCAACCTTGGAGGAGTAGGGCTGACTATGACGCCAGTTGGCAGACCTTGCGGATGGCTGCAGGATCTATGTGAGGCGGGCATGATTAAGGATCACCCAGCCCCGCTGACAGTTGAGAACGTCACACCTGAGGGCGGGCTTCCTATGCTTACCCAGGAACAGATAGATGATGTGGCCGCGCGTTATCTGCCGATGGACAGACCGCAGCGGCTGCTGGGTGAGTGGAACGGGCCAACAGAGGGCCGCACGTTCGAGGCCTTTGATTCTTCGATGGTCTGCCACGATAAGCCGCCAGCAGGTGTCAAGGTGCAGATCGGTGTGGGCATTGACCACGGAGCTGACGCTGGGTCACAAGTAGCTATCTTAGTGGCTGTTGATAAGTCAGGCCGACATCCTCGGATCTGGGTGCTTGATGAGTACACCAGCGGCGGTGAAGCTGTAGACCCAGAACAGCACGCACGCGGAATGCTTGCCATGCTCAGACGCCAGGGCATGAACTACCACAGCGTAGACAGATGGGTAGGCGACAGGAAGTATGGCGGCAAGCGATATGGCGGGAAGATGGGAAACAATAGGCTGATGCGTGCCTTTGAGAATGAGCTCGGCATAGGCGCAGGATCGCTACCGTTCACTATCAGAACTGCACACAAGCCGCGCGGTTCAGTGTACGAGGGCTGCAGCATCTTGAATGAGGTAATGATCCACAAAGGGTTCTTCGTAGACCCTAGGTGTAAGCAGCTCATCAAGAGTGTAGAGCACTTCACTTTTGTTGATAACGAATACAAACACGCGATCGACGCACTTCGCTATGGAGCTGTTGAGTTAATCACCCGTAGACTATATGCTCCAAGCAAACTAAAAATGTATTAAGATAGGGCAGGATTATCATGGGCCTAAGTCTCACACGCGCAACACCACATCCACCAGCAGCACCCACAGCCGAGGACGCACGGCGGTGGGAGCATTCTGGTTTACGCCTTAGGATGCTCATCGGACGCTGGGAGGATGACCTCGAGCACGCGGTAGCACTTCACGTAGACCCGAGTAGGCAGGCAGCTTGGGGCACTCCTGATCTGAGCTCGAACATCTTTCGATCAGTGACCAAGCAGCTCAGCGTGATGTATGACCGCGCACCTGTAGTCGATCACCTTGAGGGTAACGACATCGGGCTTGAGCTCATCAAGGCTGTAGACGCTTCAGGCCTGTGGGCCATGATGCCACGCTTCGCTGCCAACGTGATTGGCTGCCGTGAATTCTACATGGCTATTAACGCCACTGCAGACGGTGAGCTTATTTACAGGCCTGTAGCGCCCAACCGTATCATTGCTCTGGCAGATGCTGAGCGCCCAGACGTGCCAGTGTTTATTAGAGAGCTGAGGCTCAGAGAACACCCAGAGACGCGCGAGATCATCTGGACCTGGCATGAGCTGGACATCAGAGACGAGGCCAACCCAGTAGAGCGGATCCTCAATACTGATCACGCGGGCAAGGCTAATGTAGATCTGACCGTCGCGTATCTCGGAGCAGAGCGCAGCGTAGAGGCCTACCCATATCGAGATGCAGCAGGCAAGCCCTTCATACCTGGAGTGCTCTACCACGCAGAGAAGACAGGTGCGCTATTCGATGCCTATGAGGGCTCAGAGTGTGTCTACGGCAGCCTCAACTGTGCTGTGTTCTATTCGATGTTCGGTCATACATTGCGTGATGCTTCTTGGCCTCAGCGGTATTGCATCGGGGCAATGCCTATGGGCATGGGCCTTGAGGATGGAAACAACAACAGCAACCGCAGAGCGATCAGCACCGATCCAGCTTCTATCTTGATGTTCAGTGCAGACGGTGATCTCCAGCCGCAGCTGGGACAGTTTGCGCCTGGGTCTGACGTGTCTAAGATGCTTGAGGCTATCAGTAGCTATGAGCAGCGAGTAGCGGAGTTCGCTGGTGTCTCACCTGCAGATCTGCAGCGCTTAGGAGGCACAGCACGAAGCGGCTACGCCATTAGCATAACGAACAGCGGCAAGCGGCAAGCTCAGCGCAAATTTGAGCCGATGTTTAGGTCTGGAGATTTAGAGCTCTTGAGTATCAGCGCTAAGATGCTCAACAGGATGGCAGGCCTCAGCGTACCTGAAAAGGGCTACACGATCCGATATCAGTCGATCCCACTTAGCGAGCAGGAGCGAGACGGTCTACGCAAGGATCTGATTGAGAAGGTCCAGGCCGGTATCATGTCCAAGGTCGACGCGTATATGGAGCTGCACCCAGGTCTGAGCCGTGCAAGGTCTATAGAAGCGCTGCAGCGTATCCAGACAGAAGAGCTGATCGCGCCTACGCCACAGCTCCCGGGCATGGCAGGCATGGGCGGCGCTGCTGCGCTACCAATGGGCGAGGCTCCAGAGGTAGACGCAGAGGGGAACATCACAGACATTGGCGATCGTGTGGTTCTCAATGGCGCGCAAGTCACAGCAGCTCAAGGCATCGTGGAGGCTGTAGCCTCATCAAGGCTGCCACGGGACACGGGCCTAAACATGCTGATCGAATTCTTTGGTATTCCGCCAGCCGCTGCAGTCCGCATTATGGGCAAGGTCGGTCTAGGTTTCAAGCCATCAATACAACAATAGGAAGGACTAACTATGGGCGTTTCATGTCCACACTGTAGCAAGGATGTAGCAGGCTTCGTGCCTGAAGAAAGACTAAGCAAGATGGCAGCAGATAAGCGGGAAGCGCTCGCACAGCTTGAGGCCTTTAAGAAGGAGACAGAGGTATTCCGCATCAAGGCTGAGACAGTTGAGGCGCTGACAGCAGAGCTGACAGAAGCACGCAACCACGCGCAGAGCTTGTCTACCAATCACACCAGACAGCTCGATGTCTATAGACACGGGATCACGGATGCCGAAGACGTGGCAGATCTCCTGGCTATCTACGAGCGCAGAGCACCTGAGGGCACAGCGCTTGCTGAGTGGCTCAGCAATAAAGACGCACTGCCTAAGGCTGTATCTGCACTGCTTGGCAGCAGCGCACCAGCGGGCGCACCGCTCGAGGCTACACCGCAAGCAGCACCGCCAGCAGCAGCAGCAGCTACACCGGCTGAAGTGGTTCCGGCCAATCCAATCCTAAACGGCGCAGCACCTGCACCCGTGGCTTCTGCCAATGTGGGCGCAGTCGCAACGCCTCCTGCTCGAGCTCTGCCGTCTGCATCTGACATATCGAACATGTCGATCGATGAATACAAAGCGCATAGAGACACACTCATTGCGGGCTTGACGCAACAGCGTTGACTTAGATAGACTTTCACTGAGGCCGCAGGTCGCACCTGTAAAAAGCGGAACGGCAGAAAACCACAATCAATAAACCGTTCCTTTTTAGGGGTACATCATGACAATTAAGCATTCCGGACTTGAGACCGATCTTCGTCTCGCAGCAGTCCTTGACCAAGAGATCGCACTCAAGCTTGCCGATCGCTCATCCATCCGTAACAGCGGAGCTGTCCGCAGCTATGGCCTAATCAATGGCCGCGGCTCAGACACACTCACTATCCGAATCGCAGGCCTCGACGGCTATGACAAGTTCGCTGTCACTGCTGATGAAGATACTGACGTGTCAGAGACCGCGCTCACCGACGCCAGCGTGAGTCTAGCCGTCGCACGCTACAGCCTCCGCCGGGATCTCGGGGATCTCGCCGAGCTCACAGGCCTCCCAGGTTCAGACATCTCCGTAGATCGTCTGGCTTCCTCGATGGTCGGCGAAGCTGAGCAGCTGTTCATGGCTCTTGTAGGTAATGCAATCGGTGCCTTCGGTACCGATAAGGGTGCTAAGACTACT